AACGGCACCAGATCCCAGCAAACTTTTCTTTGAATACTTGACATTCATAAATTCTTTGGCTGGAGGGATTTTAACAAAGCTCTGATCTTCGGTCTGAATAATTCCATTCTGAATTGATCCATATAACGAATTCGGGCTGCTCGTATTTTGTTCTTTACGCCACTTGGGGCCATTTCCACCTCCTGATATCATTGTCATTTCAATAGGAACATTGTTGACATCAACCATCTCGTCACCAACTGTCTCGACAGTTCGATTCTGCCATTTCAATACGCTCTTACCGCGCGTAAAGATACGCGCTCCGGTGAGCTGTAATTGGGCAGCATTAAGATTGGGGTTGATTACGGGGGTGGTAAAAGAGATCCGTTGAAATACGCGCTGGTCTGACGTGGTACTGGCGGCATTGTTCCACGGTCTAGCAGAACCAGAGAACCAAGTAGCAATAGAAGCAATGGTTGTGCCAATAAGAATAATCGCCTGAGTAGACGATTGCTGAGACCCGCCATCCGAGTTAAGCCACGAAATAGTTGTGGAGTCTGTTGCAAGTACCGGAAGAACTCTATCAAGTTCGTTAGGATTATAGCCAGCCTTGTCGAAGAGGTGTTTGAAGACTGCGCACCAGGCGTTGAAACGGGCCTGATTGACAGGGATTGACCCATGTCCAAGGACAAATACGCGCTCGGATGAACCGAGGCCTGATTGTTCAACTGATGTGCTGACATCGGCACGAAACTTGGTAGTCTTTCGTTTGGTGTATCCCTTGCGGGTCTTCTTGGCGTATCTGCGCCGACTGCGTCGGCCCTTGACAACGCGAGCTGCAGGTCTCGACGATCCTGCTTTGCCTTTAGCAACTTTTCTTTGTTTGACCATAACGGGTTCTGGTTCTCGGGTGGCTTTTCGTTTTTTACTAACGTTTGATATGAGCTTGAATGCTTCTTGTCCTGCGTTCTGAAGGACTTGTCTGCCGTTTTGTTGAATATAATTTATTGCTTCGTTTCGGATTTCTCGAGCAATAAGACCAACTAAATTATTTCCAAGTTGTCTTTGTACAACTTCCATTAATTTATTTTTAAGAAGAAAGGGGGGAGCGGGGCCATGCCATAGCTATATCCATTTTTGAGGAGTGTTTTGTTTGAATTTCGTTATGGCAGCGATTGTTTGTCGCTTGTAACGTGTAATTCCGCACTGTAAGTAATACTACGGCGTTACGACAAATAGTCGCGCCGGGTGTTCAGTGCGAGCGGTACTCGTCTCCTCTTTTGAGGAGCCGAGTTTCCGCTTGCTTTTGATTGGTCGGGGGGCCTGTCACGCACCCGCTGGCCCGTCGCGGGGCTTCGCCCACCTCCTCCTTCGCGGGGCCCTGCGCGTCGGGCAACCCCCACTCCCAATCAAAGCTAGCAAAAACACTCCTCAAAATGGATACTTTTACCGTCTCCCACTTCAATACCGGCGCATCCTACTTGGTCGAAACCGCCGATGATATTATTTCAGTTATCGTCTTAACTTACCCGCCGCCAGGAACTGATCTCTGGCCGCAGATAGAACGAGTCTTCGAAGCCGTTCCAACTCTTCTCGACACTCAAGAATTCTTGCTTGAGGAACAGGCATGGGTGCCGGCGTCGCCACCACCTACTCCGTGATCGATACCTTCCTATTCCGGAAGCGATCGGTCGTATAAACAACAAATAAATATTTTTCACTATAAAAATCATTTTTTCCGCACATTTCTTTCTTCTTCATTAGGTTTATTATAGTCTTGTTCCCCACTTTGCTTACCCGACCCGTTAAATAACCCTTACCCGTCGCTCTCACTCTTCGTTCGAGCTCTACCCTGACCCCCTAACTTAACCCTAACGTTGAAAGAGTACTATTTTGCCGACTGGCTGTCTTTGGTTTCTTTTTCTTCTCTTTTTTATGTCATCTGGTAGATACTGGATACTCACTATACCGTTCGAACATTATACTCCATTCTTACCTGAACCTTTAAACTATGTCAAAGGACAGCTTGAATTGGGAGATGGAGGATTTCTTCACTGGCAACTCGTTGCTGTCTTCCCGAAGACTGTGCGCCTCGCCGCCGTCCGCAAGCTTTTCGGACCTTTCCATGCTGAACTCACCAAGTCCGATGCAGCGCTCGATTACGTGTGGAAGGAAGAAACGGCGGTTGACGGTACACGCTTCGAGCTCGGTAAACTCGCCTTCAAGCGTAACTGCGCCACCGACTGGGAAGACGTGTGGAAGTGTGCCAAAAACAATGAAGTCGATAGCATTGATGTCTCTACCAGGTTTCGACACTATCGAACTATCAAGCAAATCGCCAAAGACTATCTTGTGCCCACAGCCGTCGAGCGGACTGTATACGTATTTTGGGGACCTACCGGTACCGGGAAGTCAAGACGGGCTTGGGATGAAGCAGGATTTGACGCATACCCTAAAGATCCGCGGACAAAATTCTGGGACGGTTATCAAAGCCATGGACACGTGGTTATGGACGAGTTCCGCGGGGCTATCGACATCTCACATTTGCTTCGGTGGTTCGACCGGTACCCGGTCATTGTCGAACAGAAGTGTACAGCGGCTGTTCTCTCAGCCACAACACTTTGGATAACTAGTAATTTAAATCCGCGTGAATGGTATCCGAATATTGATAAGGCGACATTAGATGCTTTATTAAGACGTTTGAATATAACTGAATTTGTATCTCTTTAATAATTTGTGATGTTCTTTCCAGTGAAATATGCAACAGTGTGTTTGGCATATCCTTCTTTAAATGAAGAAGACATCTCTAAAGTGAGCTCATATGCAACAGTAATAACGTTTGTAGCGCTGTCAGCAAATGGGTCAATCATCTTTTCCATCATATATGCTTTGTAATTGCCCATGTCAAAACGAGCTTTAAGAGATGTGTCTTGAGGACTGAGTGAGTTCATAAATTTGTTGAATTCAACACTGCTGCTGCCCGTGCATGTACTGATTTTAACGGCACCAGATCCCAGCAAACTTTTCTTTGAATACTTGACATTCATAAATTCTTTGGCTGGAGGGATTTTAACAAAGCTCTGATCTTCGGTCTGAATAATTCCATTCTGAATTGATCCA